AAAGAGGCAGCACCTTGGTTGCCTGTTCCTGATGCACTTGTGGTTAAGGATAGTGATCCTCCTGAGGTACGTCGCCAGAAGAACATCTATGAATCAGCTGGTCTTAGTATTGTTGGTGATATCATTGGTTACTCTGCTGCTGCAGGTCGTGGAGTAATGGATTGGTTTAAGCCTAACGATAGGACTGCTCAGGAGTTTATGTCTTCTGAGGTACTCGTTAATGCTGATGCTGCTACTGCTACTCGGTTGTCTGAGATTGACACTCAGCGTATGGAGTTGCAGAATGAGTTAGCACAAGTATCTTCTATTGCTCCTATTGATGAAGCACAGTTGATTGAGCAGAGTATCCGTATTGGTAATCTTGAAGCACAGATTAAAGGGTTGGATGGTGAAGCATCTAAACTTGGTAAACAGTACGTCGATACCGGAGCCACAGATCTAACTGAGAGCCCTCTAGAATCGTTTGTAGAGCGTCAGCAGATCAGCCGTGATAGTCAGATTGATCAGGTTGGTAAGGGGCGCCTTATGGACGATCCTCAAGGGGCTGGTGGTGTTGATCCTACGATCACCCCTACTATGTTCCCTGAGGGTTCTACTGCTGCTCTCAGTATTCCTCCAGGTAACATTGCCCGTAACATGGCTGATACTACTGCTATCAAGCTTGGTAACAGTGGTGGCTCTCCTGCTCCTATTCTATCTGAGCGTGCTTACCATGACCTCAGTAAAGGCAATACCGTGTCTCGTGGTATCCTTGAGGATCTAGCTGAAGGTACTCGTGCTACTGGTAACTTTGATGCTATCGTTGATGGCTTTAGATACACCAAAGCTCAGATGAGTGATGCTGCCTGGAAGATCTACAATGACATCATTGGTACTGATAAGGTAACTGATCTTAAGAATTTATTCCTTGATGCACGTGATGTAAAGCATTTGCTTGATGGAAGAGCTATTAAGTATGTCAATGATATTCAAGCAGAAGCCATTGGCTATGCTATGCGTGACTTGACTGATCGGTATCTTGGTAAGGTTGTTACTGAGACTTCAGCTCGTGCTATGGATACCGTAGGACGTGAAGTAGCCGACATTGCTGAGGGTTATAAGGCATTCCCTGAGACTGCTGACCTTAGTCGTGTCACTGAGATGATTGGTGATCGACTAGCCTTCCTTATGGAAGAGTATGCACTTAATAAGTACATTGCTGGTTGGGCACTTAAGAACCAAGATCGTTGGCAGAAGTTCCTTAAGGAATCACCGGATAAGGAAGGTGCTCTTAAGCAACTTACTGGACAGTTTGACCTTAAGGTACAAGAGAAGCACGCTCAAGCTCAAGGCTATCGGGATATGATCCGCAAGATTGCCATTGAACGTCCTGATGCTGCTCAACCTTTGATTGATGCATTTGCATTGTCTAAGGGTGATGTTGATACTTTTGATAAGTTGATGAAGTGGGCTTCTAAGCAGGTAAGTCCTTCTGGTCTTATCTATAGCCCTGATGGTAACCTTAATGCCTTTGCACAAGGTGCCTGGTCAGTACGTTACAACAACATGTTGTCTGGTATCTCTGCACTTAAGGCTATTACTGGTAACACTGTTTCACTCACCCTTCGTACTAGCAATGCCTTCTTGGGTACTGGCCTTGGTATGTTGATGGGCAAGAATACACCTGAGGATCTCCGTAAGGCTACCTATGTCTATGGTTCCTGGTGGACTGTCAACAAGCGTTCTATGAATGATGCTTGGGATACCTTCAAGCGCACCTGGAATAACGGTAAGTGGGGTAATGACGCTACGATGGACTTCCGTGAGCTTGCTCGTGAAGACCTTGTAACTGACTATAATCCTAACCTTTGGGATACACTTGCTGATATGGAAGCAGTGTGGGAAAAGGATGGTAACTGGGGTAAGTTATTCCAGTATCGTTCTGCTAGGTTCCTATATGACCTCGGTAACTGGCGTTGGTTTAAGTACGGTACTAACGCAATGATTAGTGCTGATGCCTACGTACAAACCACTGTAGCCTCTCAGATGGCTAGATTTAGGGCTTGGGATGAGGTATTTAGTGTTGGCTATAAAGGAGCTGAGCTGGCCCAGCAACTAGCTAAGGCTGAGAAGATGGCTTATGATGAGTCCTTTGATGCTATGGGTAACCTTACTGATGCTGCTGTTAAGAACGCTAGTGGTGAGATTGCACTTAACCTGAACGATGATGTTTCTGCTACTCTTACTCGTGGTGTAAACAAACTACCTTTGCTTAAAGGCTTTTTTGCATTTCCTAAGACTGGTGTCAATGGTGTTAAAGTGGCTATGTCCTACACACCTATTGCCACCCTTCCAGGTATGAATAAGTACAGTAAGGTGCTGATGGCAGGTGATGACATCGATAAGATTAAAGATGCTCTTATGGAGCATAACATTGCCTATGATGCAGTACCTAATGGTATGGCTATCTTCAAGGGTCTTGAAGCTGAGTATCGTGGTCGTGTTGCTTTTTCTGCTCTACTTACTACATCTATGATGGGTTATGCATTGGGTGGTAACATCCGTGGTAATGGCCCAGTTAATCCTGGTGAGCGTAAGAAGCTTCGTGATAACTATGGTTGGCAGCCTAAGCACATCAACATTGCAGGTAAGTGGGTTAGCTTTGCTGGCTATGAACCTCTCGATACTATCCTTACTCTTGTTGGTGACCTAGCTTATTACTCCCGTGATATCGGTTCTACTCTTACTGAGAACTTTAGAGATAAGTTAATGTGGACACTATCTGCTACGTTTGTCAATAAGACATGGATGGCTGGTCTTGAGCCTCTTGTAGCTATGGCTAATGGTGATGAAACAGCTATTAACCGTTTTCTTGCTAATGAAGCTCGTGCTTACATCCCGCAATCAGGTGCCCTTGGTGTTGTCTCTAACGCTATCACAAGCTCCCAAAAGGACATCTATCAGGATTTCTTGGGCTATGTAGCCAATAAGGTACCGGGCTTCTCCAGTCAACTACCTGAACAGATTGATATCTACACAGGCAAACCCCTTAACGATATTGATAACCCAGTCCTCCGCACCCTTAATGCTATTAATCCAGTTAAGATCAGTGAAGGTACAGAGCCTTGGCGTCAGTGGTTGATTGATAGTGGCTGGGATGGTATCCAAATGATTCGTAAGGATAGTTCAGGTAACCACGAGTACACCACACAAGAACGTGAAACGCTGTATAAGTATATCGGTGAACAACAGATCTGGAAGGAGTTCGACAAACTCAGCAAAAACAAGAAGTACAATGATCAACTAGATCGTATCCGCGCAATGCGTGTTCAAGGTCGTCCTTCTGAAGAGATCAACGCTGCTCAAAGTGAGGTTTATTCAGTATTGAATAACATCGTTAAGGACGCACAAAAGATTGCTGAGTCTCGTATGCAGAAAGATAATGAACCAATGTGGCGTTCCATCCAGGAATCTATTTACAATAAGAACCTGATGAAGCAAGGTCGTATTGATGATGCTGCACGAGCTGCTGATCGTCGTAAAGCAGAGATTGAACGACTAACTCAAATGTACCGATAACTTAAATGGCAACTACACAAAACACATTTACTGGTGATGGGTCCAACTTGGGCCCATTTTCCTTTACATTTAATTGGCTAAAATCAACTGATATTAAGGTTACTGTTGATGGGGTCCTGAAAACAGCTGGTACTCATTACAATCTTCAAGCTCTTAATTTTACCACTAAGAGTGGTGGTCAAGTATTGTTTATCGCTGGTAATGCACCAGGCGATGGAGCCAGCATTGTTGTCTATAGAAGCACTGATGATAGTCAGTTGTCTTCGACATTTAACTCTGGTTCTGCTATTAGGGCACAGGATCTAAACGATAACTTTTCTCAGATTCTTTATAAAACCCAAGAGACTGTTAATTACGCATCAACCCTTGATGCAAGTTCTGTTGCTGCAACTGCTAACACAGCATTAACTAACTCTGAGCAGGCACAGACCACTGCTAACGAGGCAATTAACGTCGCCAATGCAATTGCTGGTACGGCCAATACGGCACTTGCTAATGCTAACGATGCCGTAAGCACCGCTAATACAGCCACAACTACGGCAAATACTGCCCTATCTTCAGCCAATGGTGCTTTACAAAGATCCGGTGGTACTATGACTGGTGATATCACATTTAGTGGTACTCAGACATTTCCTGGTGTGGGCAGTGGTGGCGACGTATATCTGGCAAATGCTAATGCTTTTACAGGTGCTAATACCTTTACCAATGCTACTGGGCAAACATTTCGTCAAGCTGCGACACAAGATGGCATCCTCGTGCGCGGTCGTAGTGGTGGCACAACATCACGATCAGTAGAGATTGTACCTACCACGCTCACCGCTAATCGAACATTAACAGCACCGGATGTAAGCGGCAATATTGTTACAACTGGTGATACTGGTAGTGTAACAAGCACTATGATTGCTGATGGTACAATTGTCAACGCCGACATCAATGCATCTGCTGCAATCGCAGGCACCAAAATCAGCCCTGACTTCGGTAGTCAGATAATAACAACCACCGGCATTTTTAGACCTGGACTTGGTACAGCATCTGCACCAACTATCACGTTCACTGGTGACACCAATACCGGCATCTACAGCCCCGGTGCTGACGCTCTTGCCATTACCACTGGTGGTATCAACAGATTTGATGTTGGAAGTGCAGGTAATGTCAATATCGGAACTACAACAGATATAAACGTAACAGCTGGTACGACTGACGGATGTACCTATTACTACTCAAGAGGTGCTTCTGGCGTATTCCAAGCAAGTAATACCTCAAATATCGTTGCTTATTTTAGGCGACGTACAACAGATGGTGCCATTATACAGTTTCACCGGGATACTACACTTGTCGGGAATATCTCTGTAACTACTACAGCTACTGCATACAACACATCATCAGATTATCGACTCAAAGAAAATGTCGTTCCGCTAACTAACGCAATTAGCCGTTTACAGCAGATTCCCGTCCACCGCTTTAACTTCATTTCTGAACCTCAGAAGACCGTGGACGGTTTCTTGGCCCACGAAGCACAGGCCGTAGTTCCAGAGTCCGTCACTGGCACCCAAGATCAAGTGGATGCTAGCGGTAACCCTATTTACCAAGGCATCGACCAAGCCAAGCTGGTACCACTGTTGACTGCTGCGCTACAAGAAGCAATTCAACGTATTGAAGCTCTAGAAGCCAACTTAACCTAAAGTACAATGATCACCATCCTAGGAGTCAAGGTTTCCTATGAGACCTTGGCCTTTTTTGCTTTGTTTATTACTTCTGAATACCTTGGCATGACTAAGAAGCGTCGTGCTAACAGCGTCACTCAGGCAATCTCTATGTTAGCAGCAACTCTTGCTAAGTATCGCACTGAGGATGATACAGTTCGTCGTTACCGTCGTACATTAACTAAAAGAAAATGATTAAGCTAACTGATGTAGCTCGTTACTACAAAGGTCTGCCTAACCAAGTTAAAGCCCTCCAACTCCTTGAAAAACTTCTTGGAGAGGGGGGTCTTTCTGAAGATCAGGAATGGGTAAGGCTATGGAGGCAACCTCCTAGTAAGCCCCCAGCTCAAACCTTCTCTAATACCTGGGATGGTATTGAAGCAGCTGCAGCAGCGGCTGGAGCTAAGTTTCCTGAGGTTGTGGCAGCACAATGGGCGCTTGAAAGTGCATATGGCACTGCCCTATCTGGTAAGAATAATTTCTTTGGAATTAAAGGAGCAGGAACAGTCAAGACTACTTGGGAAGACTATGGCAATGGTCCAGTGACTATCAAGGCTTCCTTTAAGGATTTTGCTACACCATTTGATTGTGTTAATCACCTTGTTACCCAGTGGTATAAGGACTACAAAGGTTATAAAGGTGTCAACCGAGCAGCTACTCGTGAAGACTGTGCATATCTACTTAAACGTGAAGGTTACGCTACAGATCCCATCTACCCACAAAAGCTAATTCGGTTGATGGAGCAGAATGATTGAGGCAATTATCACAGGAGTAGCATCTCTTGTTATTGGTGTTGGCGGAGGTGTAGCCTCGCTCACTAGTAGAACTAGCTCACGTATGGATCGTATTGATAAACGTATTGATGAGATTGAGTTACGTCTTGCCGAAAAGTATGTGCCACGACAAGAGCTAGCTAACGCCTTACAAAAGATGGAGGATCACATGATCCGCATCGAAAATAAACTAGATCAAATTGTATTGAGAAATGGCTAACAAGAAGGCCACAGAGGATCAGTTCAATGAACTGCATAACCTTGTAACCAAAGAGTTCCTTGCTCGTATTAAATCAGGTGAGGCTTCTACAGCTGATCTAAAGGCAGCTTGTGATTGGCTATCTAAAAATGATATTAGTGGGGTTGCTTACGAAGGTAACCCCCTTGATAAACTAGCTACTATTATGCCTAAGGTAGACCCTGAGCTTATCCAGAAGAGGTTGTATGGCAAGTCGCACATCTAACTATTACAAGTCTAATCCTGAGGCTAAGGCTAAACGGCTTAAGCAACAGGCTAAATATAACAAGACAAAGGACGGCCTTAAGATCCGTACTAACGCAAATAAGCTAAACCGTAAGCTTGGTACTTATGGTAATGGTGATGGTATGGATGCTTCCCATACTGGTCCCAATAAAGGCAAGTTAGAATCACCTAAAGCTAACCGTACACGCCCACGTAAGGGTAAGAAGTATGGATGACTTGCTGATTTTGTAACATGACTCCACTACTGCCTAGTCCTGATCACTACCTCCACAACCTAATAACGATGACAAGCTCTGAAGCAAAAAGGCTACACCGTCGTGCAATTAAAGAATACTTTAACTGTCAATGTGTTTATTGCGGAGA